TTTTAATTCGAATATTTCTCGCATCATAAACATGTCTAGTAAATCTGGTGAGTCACCATTAAGCTTCACCTTCATCTCATCCTTGCCGATAATCCTTAGCTTGCCATCATTGTCAGCCTTATCTCTTCTAATGGCTTTTCTCTCATACATAAACCTCTGACGCATGGTCATGGTATTATCATACATTTTATCAGCAACCCTCTTGTTAATCTTCATCTGTCCATCACTAACCCTACCGCCTGAACGATAATAACATTGTGTCTTAAGATTCATGTAGTTCTCCTTTATCAGCCTACCTGATGCCTCATCCTTAACTGCCAAAGCCGCAGCACCTCCATTAAATGGAACAGCACCACGAATGAACCCATCAACATAACTTCCCACACCATCTGCGTCATAACAAATATAACGATTTTCTACAGAATACTTTCTAGCCATGTTAGATATTAATTCGATTACCTGCTTGCCATCACTCTTATCCATTATTTCTATATCACACAGCTCCATACCTTCCCAGTAACCTACTACAAGCTTATTACTTCCCTTCATCGCAATGTCAGCTGTTATGTACTTACCTGTATTAACTACTCCTTTTAGATTCTCAAACAATCCCATGAACACATCATGCTCATACACATCCATTGGACTATTGCTTATCTTCCATCTTCCCTCCAATAACTGCCGCCTGGTATCTTCATCCTGTGATAATAGGTTACCTGGATAAGATGGATCATACTGCAACCCTTTCTTATTGTCGTAGATAGAACCGGATACAAACGTAATGGACTTGATAAAGTCTTTAGCATCTAACCCTGATGAGTCCATCATTGGCTTAATTATATGCTCGGCCTTATCATACACCTCATCATAACTGTCACCCCATATGTAATTAGCACCGTACTTTATAAAGTATCTCAACTTACCTCTGCGTTCCAATATTGGGAACCCATCCTCAGGATCTATCCACCAGCTAATTAATTTAAATACCCACGACTCAGGATCAGGATTGCAGGTTGCCCTAACATATGGCTTGACACCACAACCTGAACGATTACGACTCAGCAAATAAAAGAACATAGACTCAGTAAAGTGAGTAAGCTCATCAAATCCTAAGAATGGTATCTGCGCGCCTTGCCAGTCATACTTATTCTTTTCAAACTCTAGATGTCTAAATGATATCTTGGAACCTACTGGGAACTTCCAGTCTAAGGATGATTCTCTTGGCTCACCATTAACAAGCGGATAAAGCTTCACTGATGTATCCCATAATCCACCCTCATTCCTAATCTGCACACTGGTCCGTCTAAATATCACACCACCAAAGCCAGGTACAGTTATGTGACGTAGTGGATCAAGGAGCAGAGCAAATGTCTTACCAACAAATGCCGCTGCTCCTCCGATCACGATATCGGCTTTACTACTAAGCGCAATCTGTTGATAGCCTTCCTGTGGCTCTATGTATGTTGTTGTTGTCAATTAGATGAAGGTAAATCTATATCTAAGTTATCTCGGCCATTGTCCGGTAGTCTAATAATCTGTACATGTTGTACATCTGCATCTATCTCTATGTCAAATTTCTCACGAGGTTTGCCTGCTGCATGTTCCCACACAAACTTAACCAGTGATGGTTCCTGAGTATCAAGCAACGCTTTAAAGCCGTCAAGCAATGAACCATAATGCTCAGTTATTGCCTGTACAGCTATTGCTTGTATGCCTAATTCCTCTGCTCTACTTTTCCTTCCAGAATTAGGTCTGAATCCTCCGTGCTTGTTTCCCATCTTGAACTAATTTGGATATCCATACCAAAGTTAAACATTTTTTTATAACGTCTACAAATAACGCTCAAAACCTTTATGTACCTTTGTTACAGCCTATGAAAACACTTTTAACCTTACTCATGCTGAGTTTCAGCCTGTGCATATCTGCACAATGTACTGATATCTATGGTTCTAAAGTTGACTGCCCAACTGAAGAAGATAGCCTAATACTTTACAATAATGCCATAAAAGTAGTCCAGTTCTATGACAGCAACCGTTCATATCAGCTGACTAATAGCATTGAACTGGACACTAAATCAAAAAAGCAAGACATCTTTGAGCAACTTAAAGAAGCTCGTAGAATGTTTAATATAATCAGACGTGAGCTTGCCACAATTAGTGAAGCTGAGAAGAAGTTCACCGCAGGTAAACCTAAGCCAGATTACAAGGATATATCATACAAAGATTACTATCAAGAAGTTGATGAGTACCGGTTCTATCAGCGTGAGCTGGAGAATCAGATTATAAATGCTAATGCTCAGATGCCCATTTATGATTATCGTATTGCTCCCATCCTAGTTAATACTTATCAAAATTATGACACATCATCAATTTACTTTGGTGACCTGGTACAATTGCCTTTGTATGTACCGGTAGTAGTTAAGCCATTTGCACTGCTTACTGGTCCTGAACTGATGCTTAGAAATAAAGTTCTTAAGCTACCTGCACCAAAAGTTTATCCAACTAGATCAATGGTAAAACGTGATTCTACACCTCAGCTAAATTATACGCAAAAGAATATAATTGAGCAGAAAAACCCATTATTATATCCTTCAGCGTATAAGTTACCAGTTTACTATTACAATCAATATGGCTCAGCCTGTGTTATCGGTTTTATGATTGGTCACAAGTTTAAGAAGCTAACCCATGAAGAATATTCTAACTATGCTGTATCTACGTTTGCACGCACTTTATTGGCAAATGATATACTACTGGATAAACAGTTAAGATTAAAGTTTGGAGCATATTACGAAGGATTGCTCCAATGATACTTAGGCTTCCTACCCATTTTAAGCTGATTTATGACCTTAACTCTTTCTCCATTACGAAAGATATGCACTACGCCTTTATCAGCCTTAAACATGTCTATTAATGTGTTTAAAACCTCTTCCTGGTCTTTCATGACTGAAGTGCATCTGTAAACTAATCTACAGTCTCTTTTTACCACATAATGAAACTTAGGTTTGCCTTTAAAATTTGGTATAACTACCTCACTAACCGATTTTTCCATTTTTTGTCTATTTCTCTTTATATAATTAAATAATTAAGATAAGTTCAATAAATTAATATAAATAGGTTAGATACGTTAGTGATTTTGTAACTCATTGATTCTCATAGCGTATTTCACTAACCTATTTTATTAAAAATGCGTTAGTAGCTAATACAAATACTCATTATCAGTTAGTGATTTATCTATATTATTACTTTTTTTATTAATCTTAAACATCTTGATATTGTTATGTTGCCAGTTTTTCTCCTCAAAAAACTCGTTTTCAAATACCTCAGATGCTATTACTAACCCTTTTTTAAAACGCTTTAAAGAGTACTCTTTTTTGTCCAATTCATACTTGATCAAGTATCCTTTCCACTCATCAGTAATTGATTTAAAATTGCCTGATTCTAGATCATCATAATAGTCCAAGAAATCTTCTCCAAACTGTTGTTTTATCTGTTTGCGTTTAAGCTTAGCAGAATTATCTACTTGTACTATTCCAATCACCATATATTCCTTTACGCAAAAGAACATAAGATTATAGAACTTAGTCCACTCATCATGATCCCAGTCAGTAAAGAAAGTATGGCCGAATACATCTAATGGTGTATTCTTACTATTAAAGAAAGGCGCAAACTCCAGCACTCTTTGTCTCCTTCTACTATGCTCTGAGTTATTGCTGATGGTATAATTGGTAGTAAATGCAATCTTAGGAGATTCAGAAAAGTTTAAATGTAGCTCATCTTGGTTCTTCTTCTCAATGGTAATACCTTCAGTTATGGTTGGGTAAAACTTCTCAAAGTCTACATTCTTTGGACAATCCTCAATGATTACAAGCTTAGTACCAAGTGTTACACGCTGATAGGCAAAGTTCTTATCAGGTTTAAATGTTTTGCCGTCAATAATGACAACAGGTATAAGTTTAGCAATGGCTTGGAAAAATAAACCTTTACCAGTACCACCGCCCTTACTTTCATCATCAGTTTCTTCTGCAAGTATAGGAGCGTAAGGCTTAGATGGATCTTTAAAGCTGTGCAGGATGTAACCTATAAGAGTCATAGCATACTGGACACGCTTAGGATCATCAGCAGATATTTTACATAAGAATTTAAAGAATACAGATGACAAAGGATCAAACTCAGTATTTATCTTTATGTCTTTGTCTATAATCTGCGACTCCCATATGTACTCATCAATATCTCCGTAATTAATAGAGCTTATATTATCTTTTGTGATAACTACAATTTGATTATTAAATGGGAAGTAGCATTTATCCTGTTTATCATGCATTATTTTAACATCTGCCTTGTCAATATACTCAAAAAATGATGGTACAAAGTAGCTATTGGTTGACTTCATCACTGCCTCCATCACATCTATATGATTATGCTTAACAAGCTCCTGCTTTACATACTTTTTTATATCCTCAGCATGTACTTCTTTTATTCTTTTATTGTCAGTGTGTACGAGCCGATATGCGCCACTATTTTTATTGTGGAAGTATAACTGTACATAATTATCGTGGAGCCATTCTTGGAACTTAAAACGCGATATTATGACATGGCCTTTTTCTGTCTTGTACCAAAACCATCCATCAGTGTTTACGTCTCCGTAAACATCTGATAATTGTTTACAAGCTTTCTTCCAGTCTCCTTTACATTCTAAATGAGTATAAACGGCAAATGGATTATATCCTTTATTTTGGAAAGATGTTGATGTTGTATGTGGGTAAAATATACGCTTATCTTTAAATACTACTGCAGATGTTACACTCGTAGTTTGACCTGGTCTAAGTAAGTAAAATCTTTCATTATCTTCACGCACTACTCGCCATCCATGCTTTTCCATTAGTGCAATTAAATCTCCACGCTGATTATAATCATCCCATACTGTCAGATTGCTACCAGTTGTAGGCATAACCGGTTGTTTGATTTGCTCAACAATCTGATTAAAACTTCTTGCAATGCTAAGCAATAAATCACGCTCTTCTAACGTTATGATAGGAATATCATTTGTGTCCAGTGATGTGTAGCCATCTGATGGAGGCGCAATGACATATCCTGCCTCGCCTCTGGTCTCAATAAGTACAAATTGCTTTGCATTAGGATTGATAAACTTCTCATCATCTGTCGCTGGTCGCTCTGCAAGCTTTTGGTTACCTTCAATGCTTTCACATCTGTAGTAGATATGATAGCCATTTGATTTAGTTCTGATTATTTTAAGACGTCCGTAAAGCTCAGGATGAGCGTCTAATATCCTAGATTCATACTCTTCCCACTTAATGCCATATTTACAGTCTACATCTATCACTTCAAGATTGCCACTAACGGCACCGCATATAACAGCAATGCCTTTGGCTTTTGGAGTATTAAACATCTGCTCCAGTTCCTGATCAGTAGCAATGTTTGTTTGGTACTTTTTCCATGCAAAGATAGATGTCTTGCTATTATCAGTTGAGATTACCGATAAGCCTTTGGTTGCGTAGCTTTTCGCTGATGTTAATAAATTCATGTTGTAGTTCTTTGAGTGATTTGGTTATAAATACGAAGAATCCTGCGTCTGTTAGTTGTTTGTGTCGGTATTGCTGAA